ACTGCTGTGTGGATTGACAGATGAGGAAATAGATACGTTCACAGGTAGTGATATAGTCAGACTAGACCAGATGGAATTAACTGGTACACAACTAATGGCGCTAGTTAATCAGATGTTATCTGCTACATTTACTGGTAAACTTATTATACTATCGAAGTACCAAGGACGATACCTATACAATAACCATCCGGCGTTTATGCCTGATAAGGAATAGCATGAGTAAAGATGATGAGTTTGATTTCCTAGAAGAGTTGGCAGCAGACGCTGACGATTATGAAGTAGAGAAGTTTGATGATGACGATGATGATGAAGGTTGTGGAGGTGCATGTAAATTATGAGACACTTAGTATTAGCCTGCGTGATATCGTATGCCTTGCTGGGTTGCTCTGCAATAACTGATATGGCACTGAAGGCTGTCACTGGTGGAAGTGGCAAAGGCGATATCAATACAGAGTTAGTTGTCGGTGACAAGAAGCAAGTCATCGGCAGTAGCATAGAAGTTAAGGCAACATCAGTTGGCAAGGTAGTTGGCACGAGTGATAACTCTGTGTCGGCAGCCAATGCCCGTGAAGTAACAGTAACAAACAATACATTCCCTGTATGGGTGGTAATATTAATCGGTACAATGTCTACCTTGATTGGTTGGCTGGCACCAAGACCACACGTATGGAAACGATTAATAAGGAAACCAAATGACAATCAAGACTAAGTTCGTAGGTATAACTGGTGTCGGTAATTCCGAAGCAATAGATGTTCATGATACAAACACCATTAGAATTTCATATGCAGTGTCCGTGAGTGGCACGGTTAATTACACAGTTCAGCATTCGCTGGACGGTATCAACTTCTTTGACAATGCAGACAATGCATCGCAGACTACTGCGAAGGACGGTAACTATGTATTCCCTGTACGCTCTATACGCGTCAAGGTAAATTCAGGGACTGGCACAACAACCTTGCATGTTCGTCAGCTGGTGATTTAGATGAGCAACTTAGGTGGAACAAACGTATCAGAAGATACGGATAAAGATGCTGGAGGTACTAGTGGCACAGTTACCTCTGTGAGTGCAGGTACTAATACTACGGTGACTGGTACAGCAGAAGACCCGATAGTCAATGCCGATACTCAGAACAATGCCAAGGTAACTACCAAAGGTGACCTCGAAGGTTTCAGTACAGTAGCCGCGCGTATCCCGGTAGGGGCTGACGGCCAAGTACTAGAGGCTGATAGTGCCGAAGCTCTTGGAGTTAAGTGGGCAACGCCTGCGGCTGGTGGTTCCTTTCATGGAGCATTGATTCAGCGTAGCGCTTCACTGTCTCGTAATGGTACGGAACTAACTGCAGCATTCACAGCAGAGATTTATGATACCGATGGCTTCGTGGACTTGGGTACTAATGATGATAGGATAACTATCCCTGCGAATGTAACTAAGGTGCAGGTGACAGCGCACATAGAAGCCTCAGGAGTTGGCAGTACTAATGGTCGTCGTGGTTTCTTATTCCATAAGAACAGCGGAGGTACTACTCTGCAAACGTTCTCATGTTCAGCTACTACGCTGTACTCGACAGCATTCAATGAGATTATTACACCAGTGTTACCAGTGTCGAGCGGTGACTACTTCATCTTCTTAACCAAGTCAAATGATACGGTATGGGTACAAGAAGATATTATGATGGGTCTTGAATACAAAGACGGGAGTCTATAATGAGCTTTAAAATTAACTACAAAGGTACTGACTCACGCGGTATCAATTACATTTATGCCTGCCCTAGTTGTGGCCACGAACAACATGAGTGTCATGGGGCACAAGAATCACCAACAGTATCATGTCAGTCTTGTGAAACTATTATCAATAAGAAACCAGCGTGCCCGTCATTGGATGCTGACCACCATGAAAGTATGCTGTCCCATAACATTGGTTGGGAGCAGTAGTGCGTAGGTCAAAGCAGGATACCGAGACTGCTCTGCAAGAAGCACTCAATGAACATCTACCTGAAGAACCTTCCAAGGTAAAAGTAGAAGAACATGTTCAGGAGATATTGCCGGACGAAGTCCAGGCGGTAGATAAGAACTCTCTCCGTCCTAAGGTTGGTGCTGACTTGCCTATTGATGATAGGCTGGTAGGTTGTACCAAAGCATTGTTCTTTGAGAATAGACACCAGACCACAGTAGATATTCCAGCCCCGTATTGTTTGAAGCCTAATGACCACACCCTGTATGGTGTTACCTATCGTTCGATGTACTTGATTTACATGTCATGTGATAGCGAGTATGAAGCAGCTATCAAGTTGCTTGGTAACTACCAGCACTGGACTAAGCTTAAACGCTGTACATGGTTCTTACCATACGTGGAAGAATGGAATGCTGAACTAGTTTTAAGAGAGTCTGCGTTAGCTAAGAGTAAGCTCGTTACACTGACAGAAGCAGGTAACGTAACCGCAGCTAGAACATTACTTAACGATAAAAAGATAGCAGGGTCTAAGGTAGGTAAGCCTCAAGCGAAAGGCAAAAGGAATACCGATATAGTACCCGGAGATTTAGAGGAGATGTTAGAGCGTACAGATTTCACGGACACCAAACCGAATTAGGATGTACTATGGAAATTATTGTGTACACAGTTGTAGGCCAACTGGCAGTGGTGGGAATGCTGTTTAAGTGGCTACATACACAGAGTAGAGATAACAAGATAGCCATCGAGAAGCTGACTAGTATTACATATACTAAATCAGAAACTCATGAGCTAATAGACTTGAAGCTTAAGCCAATTGAAGTTGGCATCGACCATGTACAAAAAGACTTAACAGAACTAAAACATATGATAGGTAGATTGTTAGATGAGAAGAACCAAGGTCAAAGGTTATAAGCCTAAGACTCCTCATGTATCATTAGCAGAAACTAAATTGGAGCAGTTGCGAGAGCGCTGCACCAACTCTCTGTTTAAGTTTGCATGTGCAGTTGAACCTCATCGTGAGTATGGGGAATGTCATAGAGAGCTATATGATTTCTGGCAGCAGTCAGAGATTAATGATATTGATAATACGTTATCCTTATTGCCTCGTGACCACCAGAAGTCCCACGCGTTAGCGGTACGTTGTGCATGGGAAATTTACAGATATCCGGCCATCACTATTATATATGTGTCGGCTACTTCAGGACTGGCAGAGCGCCAGCTAGTAGACATCCAACAAATTTTAGAGTCCCGTTACTTCAGGCAACTTAGCCCTGATATGATTAACGTGGACAAAGGCAAACGTGCTATGTGGAATACCACAGGCATATCAGTTGACCATCCCGACAGGGAGAAGGAAGGTGTACGTGACCCGACTGTAGCAACAGCTGGTTTAACTACCAACACTACCGGGTGGCATTGTGTATTCTTAGCCAAGGATGATGTGGTAATACCAGAGAACGCTTACACCATTGAGTCCCGTAAGAAGGTTGAGGCTAACTGTTCTCAGCTTGCATCAGTGTTAACCACTGGCGGTACTGAGTGTGCAGTAGGTACAAGGTATCATCCTCAAGACCATTACGCTACACTGAAGTCCATGGTGGAACAAGTCCATGATGAAGAGACTGGCGAGGTTATTGATGAGCGCGCAGTGTATGCAGTTCACGAACGTCAAGTAGAAACCCATGGGGTATTCTTATGGCCACGGAAAGCTCGTGCTTCCGATGGTAAGATGTTTGGTTTCAACTGGGCAGAACTAGCCCGTAAGAAAGCCAAGTACAAAGATAGGTTGCAATACTTCGCACAGTACTATAACAACCCGAACAACTTAGAAGACCGGGATATTGACCGGGGTAACTTCCAGTACTATGACCGCAAACATATTTATATGCAAGGGGGCAACTGGTACTATGGTAAGGGCGCAGGTAAGCGCGGCTACGAAGACTCAGGCCGGAGGCTTAATGTATATGCTGCAATGGATTTTGCATTCAGTAGTAACAAGCGTGCCGATTGGACTTGTATCGTGGTGTTTGGTATTGACTATGATTTCAACATATACGTGTTGGACATATGCCGATTCAAAACTAACAAGACATCAGTATACTTCAGCAACTTCAAGGACATGCTAATCAAGTGGGAGTTCGGTAGACTCCGTGCAGAAGTTACAGCCGCACAGGATGTCATCGTACAGTCCCTGAAGGATAGCTGTACTAGTGAAGGCATTCACTGTAGAATTGAAAAACATCGACCCAACAAGTATGATGGTGCCAAGACAGAACGAATGGAAGCGGCACTGTTACCTAAGTATGAGGACGGGAAAATTTACCACTACAAGGGTGGCCTGTGTACCTACCTTGAAGAAGAGATTTTACTGGACAATCCAGAGCATGACGATATCAAGAACACCTTAGCAGATGGATTAAGTTCCGAGTATGTTAAGAAGCCTCGTCGTCCTAGAGAGTCTGAAAATACACAAGCAAGTGCTGGCGCAGTCCAGTATCATAGTCGCTTTGGAGGGACAGTTTAATGACTACCAATGTACACGCCATAGTGGGAATGCTCACGCCAGATAACATGGCAGATGAGATAACAATCCTGTATGACAAGTTCAAGAATGCTAGGTCATCTTGGGAAGCTGAGATGATGGAGATTAGGAACTACCGTTCCGCCACATCAACTAGAACCACAGAGTTAAATCAAGCAGGCTTTAAGAACTCCACTACC